TTACAACGAAGTCAATGACTTGCTTTACGCCGAGCAGTCGTTGGCCGAAGGTACTGACGACACAAACAACGGGATTGATTTCTTATCTAATGGATTCAAGCTCCGCAAAGGAGTTGGCGGAACAAACGTAAGTAATGCGACCCTGATTTATGCAGCATTCGCGGAGGCGCCCCTCAAGTATTCCCGCGCTCGCTAACCTTCATTTACGGACCTAGACCCATGCCCTACGCACTTCCCGATGGCCGCACCCTCCCGATGGACACACCATGGGAGTACGAGAACATCAATTACCCCGCAAACTGGCTGCGTCTGAGCACCGAGCTGGACCGCGATCGCCTCGGCATCGTCTGGATCAATCCGCCCGAACCGTACGACGAGCGGTTCTACTGGGGCCGCACCGAAGACGGCGAGCTGATTCCCAAGGACCACGGGCAACTTGTCGATCAGTGGGTGGCTCAGACCCGTACCACCGCCAACACGTTGCTGGCTCCCACCGACTGGATCATCATTCGCGAGGCTGACAACGGCAAAGCAGCCGACCCAGTGCTGAAGACCTGGCGCGAGGAGGTTCGTCTAGCGGCTGGCAGCAAGATTTTTGAGATCAACCAGACGGCTGACACCCCGGCGCTGGCTGCCTACCTCACTGGGCCTGACTATCCGGCCTGGCCTGCGGATCCGTATGCCCCGCAGCCTGTAGCAGCAGAAGAAGACGCCCCACTAGCCGAGGCGGCTTGACTCGTTAGTCTGCACCTGTGCAGCTAAATGCAGGGTGGATCCAGCCTCGGTCATTGCGTTGATCGCACTGGGCGGCTCCGGTGTGGCCGCCCTCTGGAAAATTGCCAACGGCCTTGGCCGTTTTGAAGCTCGGACCAGCACGATCTTGGAAGGCATCAAAGAGATGCTGCAGGATCACGAGCAACGGCTGCGCAGAGTTGAGAGCCAGCCGTGATGAACCGTTTTGCCGACTATGTGGCCCTTGCGATTGCCATCCATGGCGTTGCGGTCATCGTGGTCAACCTCACTCCCACTCCCAAGGACAACGAGGCACTGGACGTCTACAGCCGCATAGCGGTGAAGCTGTACCGGGCAATCGAGATCCTGGCCGGCATCATCAGTCCGCTGGCCAAGAGGTAGGCCATGCAGCCCTTCGTCGTTGGCCAAGAGCTGGACTTTCGGCAGGAAGCGACGAAGCGAACACTGCTCGAGCTGTACGAGCTGGGCGACCACCAGGGGCTGCTGAACACCGCATTGCTGCTGAACACGCTTTGGCACCAGCAGACCGCTATTGCCCGCTGGTTTGCCAAGGAAGCCGCAGAAAACCTGGGCGAGGCCTGGGAAGCCACCCGAACACGTCAGAAGACTGATGAGTAAGCCAAAGGCCAATCAGCAGCAGATCCACCGGGAACCGGTCCACAAGAAGACCCGGCAGGGCAATGGCCGCGGCAGCAAGCCAAGCCATGGGCGGAAACCTAAGCGGGGTCAGGGCTGAGCTCTGCAGAGCCGTCACCGGCGGACAGTGACTCGAACCAGCTGTCAAGCGAGGCCCTCGATGGGGTGCTTGCCGGCAGCCGGAGGAAGCGCCGCACCTCTTGCGCAGAGCGCAGAAAGACACTGGTGTCACGGGCGTAGGCGACGAAATAGCGGCCGTTGGAATCGCGGCCGGTTTCAACTGACATGCCCTTGGGCAGATGAAGGGTTTCGCGCTTCATGGACGGCAGGTGAGATACCAGCCACCGGTGCCGTTGACCATCCAGCGTGGGTTCCAGTTCTTGTGGCTGTAGACGATGCCGGCCCCTTTGGTGTGGGGGGTGTAGCCACCGCCCACCAGGAGGGCCTCACCGTTGGGGTCGTTCTGGATCCATGCGGCATCGGTGTAGCCGATCACGACCGACCAATGCCCGCCACCTGTAGGAGCCCCTGCAGAGCCCTTGTGCAGCCAGCCAACGGCAACGGGTCGGCCAGCGTCGATCTCCGCTTCCAGGGCCTTGGGGGTGCCATTGGTGAAGAAGTCAGCTTTCAGCCCCAGGGATCGCAATGCAGCCAGTTGCGCTTGAGCTGAGGTGGAGTCGCCATGCTTCTGCCGGATGGCGTTGTAGGCGTCGTCATTGGGCACCTTGCCCCAGTACATCGCCAACATTGCGCAGGAGCTGCTGAAGCACTCTCGGTAGCCCGTGCCGCTCTTGTTATCCAGCTGGCTTTGCCACTTCACATTCAGCGGATTGCGCACCAATGCAGCTTGTTGCTGCAGTTGGACGCCGCTTTTGAAGTCATGCGCCCAGTCCGCTGACTCCGTAAGCAGACACGGATCCACCTCTTTGATGTGGCGGCCCAGCTTGATCACCGCCTGTTTTTGGTGCTCAAGAGCCTTGTAGTTCTGCCAGAACTCGAGCCAACGCTCGTCAGTGAACTGAACTTCCTGGATCATGGAAGCGAAAGCTCTCCACCCATGTAACCGTGGCCGACCTCTCAAAGGAACTCGAAGAGCTCCACGCATCCGTTGTGCGGGCCGTGCGTGAGCGCGTGGACCGTGGCGGCTACGACGATGAGGGCAACCTCAAGCCGACCAGCAACGACGATCTGCGCGTTGCCCTGCAGCTGCTCAAGCAGAACAGCATCACCGCCAACCTGGCGGAGAGCGACACCGCCAAGCTCAGGTCCAAGATGGCCAGCAAGCTCGACTTCTCTGCCCTCAAGGACAAGGGCAACGTGGTGCCGATCGTCCGCTCAGACGACGCCGCTACCGCCTGACACCGCCATACGCCTTGACCTTGGCCTGGGGCTTCCACCCCATAGCCAAGGCATCAATGCAGGCGCCAGTTTCATCGAACCAGGCCTGGCGCATCACTTCTTCCATCTCGTCCTGGCGCTCGCGCTTGGCCTTCTCCTGGTCCTGAGCCGCGGCATCCGTGAAGAACTTGACCCCCAGGGCCAACGCATCAATGCGGTCATCGAAGGTCAGCGCCCCACGCTCAACCGTGATCCGGCTCATCTGGTACATCAGCGAGCGCTGGTGACCGGTTTCAGGATCCCGGTCGGCATCGTGATAATCCCGCCGGATCAGCTCACTGCTGACCACCAGCCGGTGTTGCTGCACCAACGGCGCCAGGGTGTCCACAATCCGTCGTTCCTTCTGCTGGCTGACGCGCACCTCCTCAATCGACACCGGATGCACCTTGGACATTGCCGGTGACAACAGGGCCGTGAACATGCCATCGCCCATGTTGCTTTCAGCCACGCAGTAGTTCACCTGCCAGCGCTTGGCCTTGGTCGCCAGTAGCTGCAGCACCTCTGGCTCATAGCCGCGAGTGGTGCCGCCACTCTCCAGCAGGAAGAAGTTGCCGTTCAGCTCAGCGATCACCGCCCAGGCCAGCTCATCACTGCCGCGGCCTGAGGGGTCAATCGCCAGCACGCACCGCCAAGTCTCTTCCTGCGGCACCCACCCATTCACCACGGCCGGACGGTGGTAGTAGCGATCCGCGCCCAGGCCAACGCACAGCAGATCCTGGATGCGCTGTTCATTGCTGGCCGCCCACACCACCACCTCTGGCAGAGCCTTGCCATCGAGGTCCATCACCATCAGGTCACCCAGACGGATCGGGTAACGATCCAAGGTGCTCAACCGGCAGTTGAGCTGGTACTGCAGCTGGACCGCAGCCCGTGTCATCCGGGTTTCGCGCTTCAGCAGCTCGTGGTGCCCAAAGCGCTCAGGATCTGTTGGTTCCCCCGCCAGGGCAGTGTTCTCCTCCACGGCCGCGGCAATCGCAGGCGCCAGGTTCCCCTCGTAGCAATCCCACTCATCCGCATCCGCCGGGTTGGGAAATCGGGCCGGCCAGAAGCGGATCGAGTAGTTCCTCTCCCGCACCAGGCGTAGGTACAGCGAGCTCTCAAGGTGCGGAGTTCCCAGATACCGGATCTGTCTTGGGAACACCTGGCGTAGGCCCGCCTGCGTGTAGTCCCTAGGTGCGTTGGGATTAAAGTCCGGGTCATCCGGCTTGATGATCGCCTCGAGCTCCGTCACCGCCTGGGCCAGGCGTTCCTGCTTCAACGGTGTGATCGAGTTGTTCAGCGTCTCAATGTCGTCCGGTAGCGCCAGCGTGCAGCGCTTACCCGTGAGAGACGGCGACAGGATTCCCACAGTGCGGACACTCGGGCTCTGATCGATCACCGCAGGGCCCACGTCAAAGGCCTTGATTGATGAGCGCCCATCAGGTCTGGGTTCAAGGCAGCGCAGGATGTCCACATCCCGGATGCACCGGGCCATGAACGTCGCCACCTCCTCCGCTTTCTCTGCTGTGGCAGCAGGGATCAGGATCTTTTCAGTGAACGGGTCATGGCGCAGCCGCCACAGGGCATAGCCACCGGATTCAAAACTCTTCCCCAATCCGCGATAAGCGGTTGTGATCGAGCGATCAGGACCGTTCTCCAACCATTCCGCCACCTCCAGCTGCCGCAGCGTTGGTGTATCGGCCAGGTTGAGTTCCCGCAGCAGGTAACAAAGGAAGTGCGGGAAGGGCCATAGCTCAGGTGGTAATGGCTCCCAATTCATCAAGAGAGCCCTCCCACATCCGAAGACGCAGAAGGGCTCTCCCAACAACCACCACCAGAAGCAAGTCCTGGCGGTGTGCTTCCCGGCACCACCCGGGTGAGCACCACAACCTTAGCCCTCAACGTATGCCTCGTTCACGGCAGCAGTAGCTGGATCATCGCCTTCAAATTGACCGCTCTTGTTCCGAGCACGGGTCTTTGTGGTCGCCTTCGTTGGGGCAGGACAAGCACCTCCACAAGGCGATGCCAACGCAGCTTCAGCTGCTTCGACCACATCCGCTGGAACATCAGAGCCGTACTGCTGTAAGCCAAGACGGATCCGCTCGTCATTCGTCAGGTACATGGGTGGAGAGCAGATAACAGAAGACTACCCATCCTCCCGTCGTCATTCCAGGGAGTTTTGAAATTGCTGCCATAGGTGGCCGCGGCGTTGTGGCCCACCAACAGCAGCGAGGTAAGGGTTAATCAGGAAGTAAGCCTCGCCGGTGTAGCGATCAACAACACGTGAAATCAACAGCTGCTTACGCAGCCTGCTGATCGATGCACGCACATTGCTACCCACCACACCCAGCTGATCGGCCAACCCGTTGGGCGTTACCTGGGCACGACCGCTGCGCCAATTCATGTTGCCCATCAATGCCAGCAGCACTGCCAGGTCTCGTGGCTGTAGCTGCTTGGCCTTGACGGCCATCACCGCTTTCTCACAGAGCTCCTCTGGGAAGACCATGACGAAGTTCTCGGATCCGTTTTGCCTAGGCTTCATGACGTCAGTACAGATGCTGCTGACAGACCTGACACCTAGGTGTCACTCCTAGGTGTGGTGTTACCCCCTCTGGCTCCAACCCAGTGGGGGCAACGGGTCTTGCTCCGCATTTTTAACACGTTTGGCAACACCGGTGGAGAGCACCCCTTTTTGCCCAACGCCTCCCTGCAATCTCTCTGATCTCTCTACTGGTGGAAACCTGAAATCCAGGAACACCCACCCCCTGCTGCGACAAACCCGCACACACCACACCCCCATCCGCCACCACCCGCCACCACCCCCTTTCCCGTTTATGGGTCGCGCGATGTGATGGCGACCTATTTCCCAGTTTTGGGTCGCGCGATGTGATGGCGTGTCTCCACTGCGCGCGTCCGAAAGCCCCCCGTGGCCCCCTCTTGCGTCTCTGAGGGGCTTCGGGGGGCCTGCCGGGGGGTCTGTGCAAAACGGTCGGGGGAGGGGCCTTCCTGGGCCTCCTGGGGGCTACCTGCAGTGGTGGGGTGCCCGCTAGATGCAGCTGCTGCGCACCCGAGCAGGCAGAACCCAGGCAGGGCCTGAACGTCTTGCGGACTGCCCATCCGCTAGAGGGGCTGATGCCACCTGCGGCCAGGTGCGGCCGTTGTGCTGGCAGGTGCTGGAGAACTGGTGCAGGACTGCGGCAGGTGGCGGCGGGGGTGCTGCAGCTGTAAGCGGCTGCTTTCCTTTGTAAAGAATTGCTACAGGCTGGGTGTCGCGCCCCACCCGCTCAACATCCACCCATGGAGAGAACGTGCTAGGAAGTGTGGACTGCTCGCCACTGGTGCAGAGCAGTACAACAACAACCACCACCGAGACCAATGGCCACCACCACCACTGAGCTGATGAACAAAAGCGCTGGCGAGCTGCAGCTGATGCAGAGGGCCAGTGAGGGAGAGGGAACGATCGGGTGCCTGCCAGCGCAGGTGCTTTACGTGGCTGCGCAATTTGCGAGCCGGGACGAGGCCAAGCAGGCGCTGCAGCTGATCAGCGTTCGCCGTAGTGGGCCCGATCAGATCACGATCGAGTCAACCGATGGGCACCGTGCTTTTCGCTTCCGGCTGCCTGCTGGTGAGCACTG